ATCGCGGACCACTTCCGCGCCGAGCCGCTGGCGAGTTTTCCCGGCGCACGTTGCGTCGATGTGAAGAACGTGCCGGTCTATTCGCAGGAGCACCTCGACGAACTGCGGCAATTCACCAGCGTGCTGACTCTCACATTCCGCATGGCGAGGTAACGATGATCGCCGCGAGGGTGACGACCAAAGATGAAACCAAGAAGGTGCTGGCCAAGGCCAAACAAGGCAACTTCAAGAGCCTGGGCCACGCCGGCGCGGCGATCCGCCTGACGGCCAAGCGCAGCATTCGCAAACGCAAGAAGGCCAGCCCCGAAGGTCAACCTCCCAGCACCCGCCGGGGCCAGCTTCGCGGCGCAATCATGTTCGACGTGGAGAAGCAGAAGAACCTGGTCGTCATCGGGCCTGAGGAATCCAAGGTCGGCACCTCGGGAGCGGCGCACGAACACGGCGGGCGCTACAAGCGGCAGCGTTATCCGAAGCGCCCGTTCATGGGGCCGGCACTCGAAAAGACTCAAGACCGCCTGCCCAAGCTGTGGGCCGGGTCGGTGAAAGCATAGGAGAACTCCGCGATGTCCACTCGACTCGGCATGGACGCAAAGCTGTACCGCAACGCCGGCAGCTTCGGTTCGCCCATTTGGACCGAGGTCACCAACGTCAAAGACCTCACGCTCAACCTCGAAAAGGGCGAAGCCGACGTGACCACTCGCGCCAACGGCGGTTGGCGAGCAACGGTCGGCACGCTCAAGGACGCCAGCATCGAGTTCCAGATGGTGTGGGACACGGCCGACGCCGGCTTCTCGGCGATGCAGCAGGCGTTCTTCAGCAACACGCCGATCGAGTTCGCCATCATGGATGGCGACATGGGCGACCCAACTTCGGAAGGCCTACGGGCGACGTTCGACATCTTCAACTTCACGCGGAACGAGGCGCTGGAGGAGGCGATCATGGTCGACGTGACTATCAAGCCGACCTACGCCGCCAATGCGCCCCAGTGGATCAACGGCGAAGGCAGTTCCTCGGCCTGATAGGAGAACGGTCACCGCATGAAAACGTTCAACGACAACGCCGGCCGCACCTGGACCGTCGCGATCAACGTCGATGCGATCAAACGGGTGAAGTCGCTGCTGAGCGTCAATTTACTCGAAGCGGTCGAGGGGAAGCTGATCGAACAACTCGTCTCCGATCCGGTGATGCTCTGCGACGTGCTGTATGTGCTGTGCAAGCCTGAAGCAGACGCCAAGCAGGTCACCGACGAGGACTTCGGCCGCGCGATGGCGGGCGACGCCATCGATCTCGGCACGACCTGCCTCTTGGAGGAACTCGTTGATTTTTTCCCGCTGGCGAAGCGTCAGGTGCTGGCCAAGGCGCTCGCGAAGCTGAAGGCCTTTCAGACGAAGGCGGTCGAGACGGCCAGCAAGCGGTTGGACGATCCGAAGCTCGACCGGCAGCTGGAACAGATCCTCAACGGGGACGGGTTACCGGCGCAGACGCCTGGCGACTCATCTGGCAACTCGCCGGCATCGTCGGCGTCGAGCCCGGCCCTTTGACGCTGCGGGAGCTGGTGTGGATGGCTGACGCCCGGCGGCGCGACGAGTGGCAACACACGTCGGCGCTCCTGGCGATGCTCGCCAACGTCCATCGCAACCCGAAGAAGAAACCCCAGCCGTTCACGCCCGCGGAGTTCAACCCGCTGGTGAACGAACGGAAGAAACCGAAGGCCAAGACGGGAGTTCGGACCTTGAAAACCATCTTTGTGGATTGCAGGTGATGCATGGCGGCAGCCCAAGCCATCCGCGCCGGCGCGGCCTACATCGAGCTGTTCACCAAGGACAGCCGGATGGTGAAGGGTCTGCGCTCGGCGTCGCAGAAGCTGCAAGCCTTTGGCGCGAGCGTGCAGGCGATGGGCTTTCAGCTGGTTGCCGCTGGCGGCGCGGTGATCGCGCCCCTGTTGGCGGCGGTGCAGCACTTCGCCACGGCGGGCGATCAGGTTAACAAGGCGTCGGATCGCACCGGCGTCGCGGTCGAAGCGCTATCGGAACTCGCCTATGCCGCCGACCAGTCGGGCGCAAATCTCGAAACGCTCGAAGGGGGCCTGCGGCGCATGCAGGCCTCGGTGCTTGATGCCGCCAAGGGATCGAAGTCCGCCCAGGAAAACCTCGCCATGCTCGGCCTGACGGTCGAGCAGCTCGCCGGCCTTTCGCCCGACCAGCAATTCAAGCTGATCGCGGATCGCCTGTCGCGGATCGACGACCCGACGCTCAAAGCGGCGATGGCGATGAAGATCTTCGGCAAGTCAGGCACCCAGCTGCTGCCGCTCATGGCAGACGGGGCCAAGGGTATTGAGGAACTGCAGCAGCGGGCCCGCGAACTGGGCCTGACGATCTCGAAGGACGACGCCCAGGCCGCCACGCTATTTGGCGACACGCTCGACGACCTGTGGAAATCGATCAAGGCGGGCGTCTTTGCCATCGGTGCGGCGCTGGCCCCGATGCTTACGGACCTGATCGCCAAGGCCATTAAGTTCGTGGTCGCGGCGGTCAATTGGATCAAGCAGAACAAGGCGCTGGTCGTCACGGTCTTCAAGATCGCGGCGGCAGTGGTTGCAGCCGGAATCGCGCTCATCGCTCTGGGCGGAATAATCTCGGGGCTGGGAGCAGGCATTGGTGCCGTTATCACGGTCGCCGGAGCAATTGGCACGGCCATCGCCATCCTGGGAAAAATCATCGCCCTGCTGCTTTCGCCCATTGGACTCGTGATCGTGGCGGCCGTCGCCCTCGGCGCATACCTCTTATATGCGTCCGGTTTGGGGGCCAAGGCGCTGGCTTGGCTGGGGGAGCGGTTCGAGACGCTCAAGAACGACGCCCTGGCGGCGTGGCAGGGGATCGGCGATGCGCTCGCGGCGGGCGACTTGGCGCTGGCAGCGAAGATCGTCTGGCTGACGCTCAAGATGGAGTGGCGGCGCGGGATTCATTTCCTGAACGGACTGTGGATCGGGGCCAAGGAGTTCTTTCTGTCGCTGTGGACCGACGCGGTCTTCGGCGTCGCCAAGATTCTCAACAACGGCTGGGCGGCCATTGAAGTCGGCTGGACCGAGACGGTGGGCTTCCTGGCCGATGCCTGGAGCGTATTCACCAACCTGCTCACGCACACCTGGCACAACACCATCGGCTTCATCAAGAAGGCCTGGGTACGGCTCAAGTCACTGTTCAGCGAGGACGTGGATGCCGATGCCGAGGTGAACCAGATCAATCGCGAGGTGAGCGAAGCGACCGGCGCGGCCGACCAGCAGATGCTCGACGCCGTCGGCCAGCGGGACCGCGAACGCAGGGATCGCCGCGAACAGATCGAACGGGATCGCGCCGGCGTGGAAAGCACGCTGGGCGACATGCAATCCGAGGAACATGCCCGCCGGCAAAAGCAATTCGCCGACGATCTGGCCGAGACGGAGGGCGAGCTCGCGGGCGCGCGGAAGGAATGGCAGGACGCCATCGCCGAAGCGGCCAAGAAACGGGCCGCCGCTGAAACGAGCGATCCCGAGCGTCTCAAGCAGGTCGAAGACAGCCTTTCCACCAGCGGCGGCGTGCTGGCCGAGGAACAGCGCAAGGTCGAGGCCAAGGGAACGTTCAACGCGCTGGCAGCGCGTGGCCTCGGTGCCGACAGTCTTGCCGAGCGGACCGCCCGCGCCGCCGAGCAGATCGTGGTCAACACCAAGGACCTGCTCGCGCAGGCCAAGCAAGGGAAGCTCGTGTTCGCGCCGTAGCACGGATGAATTATGCCCATCACCATCGACGAACGATACAACAGCCGCGAGGCGACCGAGAGCGAAGATCCGAACACGGAATTGCTCTATGTCGTCCAAGGCACCGACGACGATCTGCTCGTCAAAGGGCTAGTCGCGGCCACAGCGCCGGCGTTCTACGACGGTCTGAAACGCGACAGCTTCACGATCTCGACTGTTGGCGGCGGCGTATGGGAATGCTCCGTCCGCTACGTGAAGCTTGAAGACGAGTCGCAGTTCACGTTCGACACTGGCGGCGGCAACCAGCACATCAGCCAGAG